ATGAAAAGGTAATCTTCGCCAAGTTTGGTTGCTTCTCCTTTTTCATCAAGCAATCCACGTTGCTTCATTCCTTCTTCAGTAAGGAAGTCGGCGGGGGTCAACGCAGGTTCAAGCATTCTAGGGTCACCAACGGGGAGTTGGCTACGATAATCCTCTTGAGCTTTTTGTGTTCTTGTGAAGTTCCCATCAATAAGCCCTGTAACTTCCGTTATTGCAGCAGGAGCGAGTTGATTAAACTCTGCTTTTTCTTCTTTGGGTGTCATTTAAGTTGTGATGCTTTAGCTCTAAGTCTGTCGGTTGCGCTTTGTGGTTTTTCAGAAGTGGATTCACCTCCTGGCGTATCAGAAAGAAGATCATCAGCGTTCCTAATCGCCCTAACTTCTTTATCAATATCAAATGCATTTCTACCTTCGCTTAAACCTTCTGATATGACCTTTTCAATCTTCTCGGCTTTTTTAACCGCGCCAAGCATGAACGCACCTATTTTCTTGTTACCCTCTGGAGTGTTTCCAAGGTTGGGAGCTAAAACAGTGGTGAAATACGTCATCTCCCTCTCGGAGATAGCACCCTTAGTGAGATTGATGAATCCCATAGCAACATCACCAGATACAGACCTGAATGTTTCAGCATCAGAAACGTCTCTTCCAAATGCCCTATTAAACTTCATAATGGTTTCTCTAGCAAAACCTGTTTTGACTCCCTCATCAAGAAGATTAACCATTTTTGTTATGCTGTCTTTATTTTGGGAAGCCCCCTCAAGTTGTTTTTTTGTTTCAAACAACATTTTATCCATCTCCTTTGCTCGTCCTTCTTGACTAGACTGGGCAGTGTTTACTTCTACCATTGGTTTGTTACCAAAGGTTGATTCAGTTACACGAAATTTTCCTCCACCTAATGGGACAGCGTTAATCTTTACCCCTTTATTTGCTAGCTCTTCTACTTCCGCTAGGGTCATTTCCGTTCCTTCTGGCTCTTCTGCTTTGCCCTCATCTGTAATGTAGCGAGATTGAAGGTTAGCTTGATTAGCTGCTTGTATTGCAGGTAAGTCACTGTTGTCGCCGCTTGGACCTCCAAGCAAAGGATTAGCCCCCATGTTTGCCGCAGATTCAATCTGACTTGGCGAAAGCAATGGAGCAGGACGAGAAACATTAAGGTTTGTGGGGAAGCCACTACTTTGGGTGTTGCCTGTTAAACTATTTGCATAATCAATCCTGGCAGAAGCATTCTCCTCCGGTAAAAATGCGCTAGGAGTGGAGAAATCGCCAAGATCATCAGAAAAAGTAGAACTACCAGACCAAACCTCTGGTGGCAGCCCTTCTCCAAAAGCGGCTAGGTCAAAAATTGGAAGTTTTGTTTTGGGGTCATAATCTAAGCCATCATTACCTTTAAGAACATAGAGATCACCTTTATCTGTTTTCTTTAATTCAGATCCAGTAAAACCAAATTGTTCTGGCATTGGAGGGGCATTTCTAGCGTCAATTTGCGCTCTTTGAATTGCATCAGCTTGACTAGCATCAAATCGCCCAAAGACATTAGGAATCATTCCCTTTCCTTCATCTAGCAATGCTGCTTTCTCAATAGGACTAAGACTAGGATCATTGTAAGCCTCTAAGAATGGACGCAATGTTTCCTCTGCGCCAGTAATCCCGTAAGAGCCACCGAGCGTTATTGCAGCCTCAATAGCTTTAGCCGACGCTTTGTTGTAAGCATCCACTTTCTTTTGTTCTTTCTTGGCTTCTCCAAATTCTTTAATCACGCCACCAATACTAGCCCCAAGGTTAGCCATCCCCTGTGCTTGCGTAGCAGCAGCATTAGCAAACCCGCTGTAATCTTGCTTGAATGACTCAGGGTTAATACCCGAACCTAGCATCTGTCCTCTTCCGTAAGTCGCCATATTGTTGATTTTTACTTGAATAATTTTCCTGCCTTACCAAGCGCAAGACCGCCAAGAGAAGTGCCACCAGTCATCGGAGCAGTCAAAAGCGCACCGCCGATACTTCCAAGCGCACCCATGAATCCAGAACTACGAGCCGCCTTCGCCTGTGCGTTAGCAGAAGCCGCAGCAAGTTGGTTAGAACGCTGTGCCGCACCAAGGTTAAGCCCCACGGAAGTATCAAACAACTGAGGTGTTCCCGATCCAATCGCGCCAAGTCCGGTGTTGATGAACTGCTGCCCTTGCTGATACGACAATGGAGTAGAGCCAAGAAGGTTTAGTCCTGGCTGAGTGTAGAACCTCTCTGCTACATTGTAAGCGTTCTGTCCAGCCTGTGCAGCCTCGGCACGTTTACGAGCAAACATATCCTCACGCCCCATTACTTCGGACGCAATCGCAGCATTACCTCCAAGCCTACCAGCCGCAGAAGCCGCCTCACGCGCCGTTTGTTCGTATCCGCGCTGTTCCTGTGGACTAATCCGTTGAGACGCTGCATACGCCCTCTGAGCCTCTTCATCAAAGCCTTGCACGACACCCGCCTGTTCTGGTGACAACGATTGCATCAGTCCACGGGTGAGACCTGCTTGTTGGGTCATCTGACCGAGTTCTGCCCCCCTTGCTTCACCCAGTCCCATGCCAGCTTGTTGCGCTGCTTGGTTGCTAAGACCAAAGATTCCTTGTTGTCCACCTGCCCCGCTAAGGAACGATTGAATGTCACCAAGATTTAGCCCTTGAAACTCTGGACGAAACTTTTGCTCTTGAGATAATATCTGAGGCAATGACCCAGACATACTAGAAACGTATTTCTGAATATCTCCTCCAATATCCATTGCTGGGGCTTTGATTGATTTAGGCTTTGATCCCATGGTTTTATCGTAGTTTAGAGTAAAAGGCTTCCATCTCTAGTAAGCGAGTGCGTTCTGGCCCCTTGAAGTCGCGGTTGAATGAAATGTATTCGTAATCATCTTTGAGAAGTTGTAGTCCACTAAGCATATCACCGCAGCACATGGTAACGAAAAGCGTGTCCGAATGCTCGAAAGCAACTGCCTTTTCAGGCTCCTCACTGTTTGAGTGGAAGCACAACGCAAAAACCTTTGGAGTTGAAAGAACAATGCCATAAGACAAGTGCCAACCAATAAGCTCTTGGAGGTCAATGTTGTTTGATTCATAAAGTGCAAGCGCAACTAATAAGTGAGGATTCATCCGACAACAATAAATCCTATTGATTTCCCAGTTCCTTCTAAAGAATGGTTAATTGAGAACCCATAAGTAAATTTATTATATACTCGAAGTATAGATGTGGATTGATTATCGTTGTAAGTTGCAACTACAGTATAATTTGCATTTGGCAATTCCGTTTGAAATTGAACATAAGTGTTTCCTGAGTCAGATCTAGTTACAGATGCTATATTTAACGAGTTATTACTAAGTGTCCTAGACGAAGACTCATATAAAAAATTCCCTGCTGCCCTAGCCCCGTAAATTGGAGCAGTGCCAGCGGGGTTTGGCATCACGGCATTTGCAAATTTAACGCCTCCAGATGCTTGGAATTTAATTGGGAAAGTTCCTACTTGCTCGATTCTAAATTCGTTGTTTATCCCAGCGTCTCGAATAATTCGCGCATCGTAGTCAACTAATGGATACGATGAGTGGAAATCAATAACGGATGGGCCGTTTGATGTTATATTACTTCCTATTTCAAGACCCCGCTGCTGAATATCAAATCTATCCAAATTACTGGTCCAACTTGGACCATATGTTGAAAGCTTTGCTGGTGTTACTGAGTAATCAGCAATCGCGTTGGTTGTAACTGCATTAACTCCCATCTCATTTGAAGTAATCGTTCCCACCTTGAGCTTCCCCTCCACCAAAGCAAGCGTTGTGTTTGCAGTGGCTATTGCATCACTTGTAAACAATGTCTGGTCGATGATATTATTCATTACCGTGCTGGTAATAACATCGTTGGTTGCAAAGGTTTTGGTTGTTTCTACGACTCCTGCCATATTAAGTTTGGGAAATGATTTGTCTATTTGTCACTGATCCAGTAACTTTAATGGATGTGATCTTAGGTGACCCGATTGTCCGTGTCAAGGTTAGGCTTCCTACGTAACCTCTAATCCCACCAAGGCGAAACCGGATGTTACCTGTCTCATCTTCAGGAGCCGCCCCAGTCCCAAGAACAGTTCCTCCAAGGAAGGTGGTTGTCGTCCCGATACTCTGATTATTGTCAGGGTCTTCAGCCGCAAAGGAAATGGCATACTCACCAAGCCCACTATTAACGCATTGCATGGTAACTTGCCCGTCAGTAAACCGCTTACGATCAAGATTTCCTAAGGCGTAACCTCTAGTGGTCAATGAAGAGTTAATTGAGAAAGTAGTTGTAGTGCCAGCCGATACCAAACTATCCAAGGAGCTCTCCGTAGCCTCTAATTCGTGAAGTCCACCCAGCGAAGTCACCGCATAAATGTTATCCCGTTCCGCCGCGCTGCCAATAATCAGGTTTTTAACGATAAAATCACTAGCTCCAAAGGTGTCGATTGACTCCCAAGCTTTATTCAAGAAGTTGAAAATCAAAATTGTGTTGTTTCCAGCAGCATCATTAGACCCTGCAATGGAATCCAACGCTACGGCAAGGTAATATCGGTTGTTAAACAACACCGCAACCGCTTCAGCAGCTAGATTCTTGTTAATCCGGTCAATGTATGGCTGGATATTCTTGGAGATAGGCTCATCCGCACCACGAAGGTTGTAATCATTCAGGAACTCGACGGCATAAACCCCATCATCGGACAAGAAGAACATTGCATTTCCCTTCATTACAACGCTTTTCTTAGCCAAGCACCCAACCTCAGTGGTCAACTGCGTAACCTTAGTATCAGTAAGGCTACCACCCGTGCCATTTATGATATGTAGGCTGTTACGATT